CAGCGGCCCTTGAGCCCGGCACGGAAGTGCTGCTGACCGTCGGCTGCGATCACAGCACGGCCACCTGTCAGACGCGCTTCGACAACCTCGACAACTACGGCGGCTTTCCCGCCATCCCAAGCAAGAACCCGTTCTCGACAGGCGTGTTCTGAATCCCCGGAGAAATCGCCATGTGGTACCTCGTCGTCATCGTGGTGGCGGCGCTGGTTTCGGTCGCGCTCGCGCCGAAGCCGCCCGAGCCCAAACCGGCATCGCTGTCCGATGTCGATGCCCCAACCGCAGAAGAAGGCAGACCGATTCCCGTCGTGTTCGGCACCGTGCTGCTGCGCGGCGCGAACGTGGTCTGGTACGGCGATCTGGAAGCCGAGCCGATCCGCAAGAAAGGCGGCAAGAAATGAGCACCAGCGTGATCGTCACTATCGACGACGTGCGCGCCGTCGGCCTGTGCGTGAACGGCTCGCGTACATGGTTCGAGCGGCATGGCCTGGACTTCCGCGCCTTTCTGCGGAAGGGACTTGATGCCGAAACCCTGCTGGCCACGAATGACGCGATGGCGCTGCGCGTGGTCGAGCACGCGCGTACCCGGCAGGAGATGCACTGATGGGTGGCAGCAGCAAGAAGCAAACCGTCGGCTACCGCTACCGGATGGGATTGCACCTGGTGCTATACCAGGGGCCGGTCGATGCCGTGCAGGAGATCCAGATGGGCGACCGCACTGCGTGGGGTGATGCCGATCGTGCGCCGCTGTCTAGCGGGTACGGCCTGACCACTCTCAGCATCAACAAGCCCACGCTGTTTGGTGGTGACGAGCGTGAAGGTGGCGTGGTCGGCAACATCGATGTACTGCCAGGCGGCCCTGGACAGGGACGCAACGACTATCTGATGAGCCGCCTTGGCAGCGCCATTCCAGCCTTCCGGGGCGTGCTGTCCTTGGTGGCGCGCAAGATCCTGTTCGCGGCCAACAACCCGTACATCAAGCCGTGGGCAGTGCGCGTGCGCCGTTTCACGGCGGGTTGGAACGACTACCCGTGGATGGAGTGGAATGCCGAAGTCCGTGCCTGGGATGAAAATCAGGGCCGCGAGATCAGTGTCGGCATGAACCCAGCCCACATCCTGGTGCAATGCCTGACCGATCCGCACTGGGGCATGGGCTACCCGCAGGACAGCATCGGCTGGAGCTTCTGGAATGCAGCATGGGCCCTGTCGGACGAAGGCTTTGGTCTGAATCTGATCTGGACGCGCCAGCAGCCCATCGAGAGCTTCATCAGTCAGGTCATCGACCACATCGGCGGCATCCTCTACACCGATCCGGAGCAAGGCACGTTTGAGCTCAAGCTGCTGCGCGATGACTACTGGATCGATAGTCTGCCGCAGTTAGGGCCGGACGAGATCGTGCGGCTGGAGCGTTTCGAGCGCGCGCAATGGGGTGAGCTGCCCAACGAGCTGACCGTGGTTTACACCGACTGGCAAACGGGCGGCGACACCACCGTCACCGTGGAAAACCTCGCCGCCATCCAGTTGCAAGGTGGCGTGATCAATCAACGCCGCGACTACCCAGGCGTCAACTATGGCCCGCTGGCCGCGCGTCTGGCGCTGCGAGATTTGCGTGCCTTGGGTTCACCCCTGGCGCGAATGAGCCTGACCGTGGCACCCGACACGCTGGAACGCGCGCCGCTGCCCGGTGACGTGTTCCTGCTCAACTGGCCGCGCTTGGGCATCGACCAGATGGTGGTGCGTGTGACCGGCATCGATACCGGCACGCTGGGGTCATCTGAGTGGCGCATCGAGGCGATGGAGGATGTGTTCGGGCTGGATAACGCGGTGCTGGCACCGCCGCCACCGATCATCGACGAGCTAACCCTGGAGCCGCTGCCGCCCGCGTTGGTGCTGGCGGTGGAAATTCCGTACTGGGAACTGGCGCGCACCTTGTCACGAGCCGAACTGGACTACCTGACCGACACCGATGCTGCGCTTGGCGCATTGGCCGCAGTGGGTGGTGCGGGCCAGCTCAATTGGCAGCTCGCCACCGGTGCCTCGGCCAGTGATATCGCCAGTGTGGCCAGCGAGGACTACGCGCCACTTCTCACGATCGATGTGGCGCTGCCTGCCAGTGAAGCTGTTGCCGTCGGTGTGCCAGTGACCGCCATCAGTCAGCCGGAAAGGCTGACCGTGGGCGACTATGCCTATCTGGTCGATGGCAGCGGTGCAATCCGCGAAGCCGTCGCTGTCCTTGACTTCGATACCGCTGCGGCCACCGTTGTCCTTGCACGCGGCGTACTCGACACCACACCCCAAGCACATGCCTCGGGGACTCGGTTGATCGGTGTCGGCGAATGGCTGGCATCCGAAGGTGCGGAGCGCGCCCCGGGCGAGTCGGTGTTCGTGGGCGCGATCCCGCGCACATCGACCGATCAGGGCGATCCTGTGCTGGCCACCAATGGGCAGCCGATGGTGCTGACCGGTCGGCAGGCTTTGCCGTATCCACCCGGTCGTATCCGCCTCAATGGCCAGACCGAGCCTGTCGTGGTGGGAGGTGACCTCACCGTCGCGTGGGCCCATCGCGACCGCACGCAGCAGACCGCCTACCTCGTGCAGCAAGACGAGGGCGACATCGGGCCGGAGCTGGGCGTGACCTACACGCTGCGCATCCGCAATCGCAGCAACATGCTGGTTCGTACTGAGACGGGGCTGCTCGGCACCACTTACCTGTGGACGGCAGCAGTGGCCGCGCTGGATGCCGCTGCGCTGGGTGACCGCATCACGGTGGAGATCAGCGCCGAGCGCGATGGTTTGAGTAGCTGGCAGCCGCAGGTGCGGGTCATGGATCGCGCGGGCTACGGCCTGCGCTGGGGACAGTATTGGGGAGGTATGTGATGGAGCCGCGCATCGATGTTCATCTGCTCACCCTGAACGAGCCTGCCGAATGGCGGGATGCCTGCATCGCCAGTCTCGAGGACGCACCGATCCAGTTGCACGTTTTGCCCGGCATTCTGGGCCGTATTGGTGAGGCACGCGCGGCAGGCTATGCACAAGGCACGCTGCCGCTGGTGTCCTTTGTCGATCCCGACGATTTGTACGAAGCCAGTGCCTTCACACAACTGGCCGATGCGCTAGATGCCTGCCCGCAGGCCGTGATGGCCTACACCGACGAAGCGCTGACCGACGAGAACGGCCACGACATCGCGGTGCGGCGTCTGGCCTACAGCCGTTGGCAGCACGCCAACAGCGCCAGCCACGTTCACGGCCTGATCGTGATGCGCCGATCTGCCGTGGAAGCCGTGCTCAAGGAAACCACCGACCTCAACAACTTCGCCGACTGGCTGCTGCCCCTGCTCGTAGCCAAGCGCGGCGGCGTGCTGTACCTGCCCATCGTTGGGCGTCATTGGCGACAACACCCGCAGCAAAGCCACCGCACCGGCGACCCGGAGGCAGTCCGGCACATTCGCCAAGCATCGAACCTCTGGAGATAGACCATGTCATCGACCGACCCGAACCTTGGGCTCAACTACGGCTGGACGCTCGGCGAGAGCGGCTGGGACACCGGCATGGACGCCAACCTCAAGCGCCTCGGCGCGGTGGTCGGCCTATCCGTGAAAGACCGCGACCTGACCACGCCACCGGCCAGCCCCGCCAACGGTGACCGTTACCTCATTCCTGCCGCTGCCACGGGCGTGTGGGCAGGCAAAACCAACCAAATCGCGGTGCGCATTGCCGATGCCTGGGAGTACCACTCGCCCAAGATCGGCTGGCTTTGCTACATCGAGGACGAGGCCAAGCTCTCGGCCTACAAGTCCACCGGCTGGAGCGCAGGCATCGCCATCTGATTTCCCATCTTCGTACCCACCAGAAACCCGCCCACGAGGCGGGTTTCGCATTTCTGGAGACTGCTATGACCGAACCCGAACAACAGCCTGCGCTCGTCGAGAACATGCTCCTGCTGCGACGCGAGGACTTCGACGAACTACTCGACCGCGCCGCAGAACGCGGAGCCGAGCGTGTGCTGGCGCACCTTGGCCTCGAAAACGGCCACGCAGCCCGCGACATCCGTGAACTGCGCGACCTGCTGGAAGCGTGGCGCGATGCCCGCCGCACGGCGTGGCAGACCACCATCAAGGTCGTGACCACCGGCATCCTGGCCGCGCTGCTGGTGGGGGCCGCCATCAAGTTGAAGCTGATGGGTGGCGTGCAATGACCGCCAAGCCGAAGATCTGCCTTTTGGACGACTGGCGGCGCGTGTTGCGACGGGCCTGGAGCATCCGCTTCTCGCTGCTGGCCGCTGCCTTCACGGCGGCGGAAGTGGTGGTGCCGCTGTTCGGAGACGTGCTGCCGCGCGGTGCGTTTGTGCTGCTGGCCTTTGCCGCCAGCATCGGCGCAACCGTTGCTCGCATCGTAGCGCAGCCGGAGATGCACCGATGACCCGGACACCATCACCCGTGATGCGCAGGACGGTGGCCGGACTGACGCTGTCCGCCGCCGCCCTGGTCGGCATCGTGCTGCACGAGGGCTACACCGACCGCGCAGTGATCCCGGTCAAGGGCGATGTGCCGACCATTGGTTTTGGCACCACCACTGGGGTGAAGCTGGGTGACACCACTACGCCGCCGAAGGCGCTGGCTCGGGCGCTCACCGATGTGCAGCAGTTTGAGGGGGCGCTCAAACAATGCGTGACCGTGCCGCTGGCCCAGCACGAGTACGACGCGCTGGTGAGCTTCTCCTACAACGTCGGCAGCCGCGCATTCTGCCAGTCCACGCTGGTCAGGAAACTCAATGCCGGTAACTACGCCGGGGCGTGCTCCGAGCTGCGGCGCTGGCGCTTCTTCCAGGGCAAGGACTGTGCGCAGCCTACCAACGCGCGGCTGTGCGGCGGGCTGGCTACTCGGCGAGAAGCCGAATACCGGCAGTGCATCGGGGAGGCGTCGTGAGCGTGATTCCGTGGCCGTACCGGCTGCTGACCCTCGCGGCGCTCAGCGTCGCCCTGGTCGGCTTCGGCTGGATCAAGGGTGCGAGCCACGTTCAAGCGCAATGGGATGCCGCCATCCAGCAACAAGCCCTGCAAGCCGCCGCCGTCCGCGAACGGCAGGCGCAAGCCACCGTCAAGGTCGTTACGCAGTACGTCGATCGCGTCCGCATCGTCCGCGAGAAGGGCGACACCATCATCAAGGAGGTCCCCGTCTATGTGCCCGTTCAAGCCGATGCTGCTTGCACTATCAACCGTGGCTTTGTGCGCCTGCACGACGCTGCCGCCGCCGGTGAACTGCCCGAGCCCGCCCGAGATGCTGATGCGGCCGCCGCAGGCATTGCGCTCTCTACCGTCGCCGGAACCGTTGCCGCCAACTACCAGACCTGCCACGAGAACGCCGAGCAGCTA